TTGTTGTTTCAGCAGCACCGCCTCCCTGGCGATCAGGTCACCCTGTCGCAGGTGCATGTAGCGCACCATCTGGCACACATGCAGGACCACGATCACCACCGTTCGCACATCGGCCGGGGTGTGGTATGTTCAATGAACACATGAACCCAACCCTCGTCAGCCTGGAACTGCGGGCGCAGATCGGCCCGAGCGATGCCGCGCGCCTGCTCGGCGTCGGGCGCTCGACCTACGCGCACTACCGCAGCGGGCTGCGCGACCTGCCGATCTACCACATCCGCCACGTCGAGGTGCTGCTGCTGCTGCCACCGGCGACGCTGGCCGACCTGACAGCGAGACACTGTGATGGCCACCAAGAAAACCCAGCCCGCTGAGGACGACGAGGACATCCCGCTGGTGGGCGCGGAGGCGCTGTACAGCCCGCTGACCGCCGGATGCACTGTCCGCCAGCTCGAACTTGCTTTCGGCAAGGACCGCCGCGACATCCTGGCCGCCGTGGCGCACATCAAGCCCTGCGCCGTCCGCGGCAAGATGAAGCAGTTGAAGCTCTACCAGATCCGCGACGTGGCGCCCATGCTGGTGAAGCCGGCCGTGGACCCTGGTGACCTGGAGGAGCAGATCAAGAAGATGTCCTTCCACGACCTGCCGAAGAGCCTGTCGAAGGAGTTCTGGGCCGGCATGAAGTCACGGCAGGAATACATGATCAAGTCGGGCGAACTGTGGTCCACGTCGCAGGTGGTCGAGAAGGTGGGCGCGCTGGTGAAGCTGGTGAAGCTGTCGGCTCAGTTGACCGGCGACGCCGTCGAGCGGCAGGTGGATCTCACTGAGCGCCAGCGCGCGATCATCCGTGCCCAGATGGACGGCATGCTGCTCAACCTGCACCGACAGGTCGTCGAGTTGTTCCAGACGGACGACGGGCGCAGCCGCGATCACGACCTGGACCTGGCGATCGGGGCAGGGCCAATGGCAGAAGAAAGCGAAGATGGCGATCCGCTATAAGCATCTCGGTGAGATATTCGTCGAACTGGCGGGAATGCTGCTTCCGCCCGAGCGGACAACTGTGTCCGATGCTGCCGAGAAATACGTCTACCTGAACAAGGCCGGCGGGTATGTCGGCCCATACCTTAACTCGACCACCCCGTACATGGTCGAGCCGATGAATACTTTTACCTCGCCAACGCAAAACGGGATGGTATTTGTTGGGCCTGCACAGTGCGGGAAGGCCCTCGACGTGACGACCCCAATCGCCACGGCGGACGGCTGGACCACCATGGGCGCGCTGCGGGTGGGCGACCGTGTGTTCAATGAGCAGGGCGTGCTGTGCCCGATCACGCTGGTCACGCCCTGGATGCACGACCATGCCTGCTACGACGTGCATTTCGACGACGGCACCTCGATCCGGGCTGACGCCGAGCACCGGTGGACCGTGTTGGATGCCGCCCGCGGCCGTGAGCGCACGTTGACCACGCAGCGCATGCTGGACATCGGCACGGCACGCTTTTCGATCGCAGACCCCGTGCTGCCGGCAATGGCCCCCGCATCGATCAGGCAGACCGGCAGTCGCCGCATCGTCGCCATCGAGCCGTGCGAGTCGGTGCCGGTCTGCTGCATCTCAGTGGACACCCCGTCGCACCTGTACCTGGCTGGCCGCCAGATGGTGCCGACCCACAACACGGAATCCCTGCTGCTGAACACCCTGGCCTACACGATCAAGGTCGAGCCGATGGACATGATCATCGTCTCGCCGACGATGACCGACGCCCGTGACTTCGGGATGCGGCGGATCGACCGCCTGCACGAGAACAGCAAGGCCATCGGCGAGATGCTGCTGCCGGGCGAGAACAACGACAACACGTTCGACAAGCACTACCGCAACGGCATGCTGCTGACGCTGTCCTACCCGACGCGCTCGCAGGCCGCCGGCAAGCCGGTGGGCCGCATCCTGATCACCGACCGCGACCGGATGGACGACGACATCGAGGGCGACGGCGAGGTGTTCGACCTGTTCGGCAAGCGCACCACCACGTTCGGCCGGTTCGCCATGTGCGCCGCCGAGTCGAGCCCCAGCCGCCCCGTCGAGAACCTGAAGTGGGTCAGCAGCACCCCGCACGAGGCCCCGCCGTGCAAGGGCATCCTCGGCCTCTACAACCGGGGTGACCGGCGGCGCTGGTACTGGCCTTGCCCGCACTGCGGCGGCTACTTCGAGGGGATGTTCGACTACCTGGTCTACGACCGCGAGGCGGGCCGCACCAACCGCGAGATCGCCGAGTCGGTCTACATGATGTGCCCGCTGAAGGGCTGCAAGATCCACCCCGACGAGCGCAGCGAGATGCAGAACTGGGGGATCTGGCTGCGGGACGGGCAGGGGATCGACAGCCGCGGGCGAGTCTACGGGCCGGCGCCGCGCACCCGCATCGCGTCGTTCTGGCTGCGCGGCGTGGCCGCGGCGTTCACGTCCTGGCGCACGCTGGTCGAGCTGTACCTGGACGCGCTGTCGGACTACGAGCGCACCGGCGGCGAGGAAGGCCTGCAGAAGTTTTTTAACAACGACCTGGGCGAGCCCTACCTGCCGAAGAGCACGCAGAACATGCGGCTGCCCGAGGCGATCAAGTCGCGCGCCGAGGATCTGCCGCGCCAGCAGGTGCCCGAAGGTGTGCGCTTCCTGGTGGCCACGGTTGACGTGCAGCAGTCCAGCTTCGTCGTGCAGGTGAAGGGCATCCTGCCGGGCCGTCCGTTCGACACCGTGGTGGTCGACCGCTTCTTCATCCGCAAGTCGAAGCGGCTGGACCAGGACGGCGAGCGGCTGTGGGTGAAGCCGGCGACCTACCTGGAGGACTGGCACCTGCTGGAGGAGGAGGTCATCGACCGCGAGTACCAGCTGGGCGACGGTAGCGGCCGAATGATGGCGATCAAGCAGGTCGGCTGCGACTCGGGCGGCAAGGAGGGGGTCACCACCATGGCCTACAACTTCTACCGCTGGCTCCGCGACAAGAACAAGCACCGGCGCTTCATGCTGGTGAAGGGTGACGGCAAGCCGGCCGCGCCGCGCACGATCATCACGTACCCGGACAACAACCAGACCAAGGCCAAGACGCTGATCCGCGGCGACATCCCGGTGCTGCGGTTCAACTCGAACTTGTTGAAGGACGACCTGAACGGGCGCCTCGACTGCATCACCCCGGGCAAGGGGATGTACCGCACGCCGGGCTGGCTGGCTGACGACTTCTACGCCGAGCTGTGCGCCGAGGTCCGCACGACGAAGGGGTGGGAGAACCCCGCGAAGCTGCGCAACGAGGCGTGGGACTTGAGCTACTACTGCATCGGGCTGTGCGTGTCGGAACTGCTCCGCGTCGAGCACATTGACTGGACCAATCCCCCTGGCTGGTGCGCGGAGTGGGACCACAACGACCTTGTGCGCGCGCCGGAGGCCGAATCTCGCTTCACCGCTCACCAGAAAAGCGGCTATGATTTCAAGGCATTCGCTAAGGCCCTCGCATGACGGGCTGATATTCCACAAATGGTGGGAGAATCGACAGACTGGAGAGCCGGATGGCCACGTTGCAGGAAAAGCTGGATGACGCCGAAGCGGCGTACCACGAACTGAGCTGCGGTCGATCCGCTCGTGTGATCGTTGACCGGGATGGTCAGCGGGTCGAGTTCAGCGCGGCCAACCGCACCGGCCTCTACGCCTACATCCAGTCGCTCAAGGCCCAACTGGCAGACGCCACCGGCGCCACCCCGACCGACTACAGCCCGATGGGCGTGGTGTTCTGATGGCGGGAACCTACGTCGCCCCGGGCACCACGTCGATGGGCGGCGGGATGGAAGGTGCCGAACGGACCAGCCGCGAGATGGCCCGGTGGTCCCCGCCGATCATCAGCCCTGACCAGCAGATCAACGGCCTGAAGGACCAGGCCGACGCGCGTGGCCGCGACACCGTCCAGAACGACGGCTACGCGATGGGCGCGCTGCAGACGCACCGCGACAGCATCGTGGGCGCGCAGTACGTTCTCAACGCGCAGCCGCGCTGGGAGGTACTGAAGTCGATCAATCTGGGCTTCACCGACGCCTGGGCCGACGAGTACCAGCAGTGGGTCGAGGGGCGGTTCAACCTGCTGTCGGACTCCCCCGAGTGCTGGTTCGACGCCGCCGGCCGCAACACACTGACCGGCATGCTCCGCCTGGCCATCGGGATGTTCCTGATGACGGGCGAGGTGGTGGGCACGAACGAGTGGCTGCGGAAAGACCCGATGCGCCCGTTCAAGACCGCCGTGCAACTGGTCAGCCCGCACCGACTGTCGAACCCACGAAACGGGCAGGACACGCAGTTCCTTCGGCGCGGCGTCGCGCTGGATCCGTTCGGCAAGCCCGTGGGCTACTGGTTCCGCACGACCCACCCGGGCACCTGGTACATGGACCAAGACCCCGAGGAATGGAAGTACGTGCCGGCCAAGCTGCCATGGGGGCGCCGGCAGGTGATCCACATCGTCGAGCAACTGCAGCCCGACCAGACCCGCGGCATCAGCGAGATGGTCAGCGCGCTCAAGCAGACGCGCATGGGCAAGAAGTTCCGCGACGTGGTGCTGCAGAACGCAGTGGTCAACGCCAGCTACGCCGCGGCGATCGAGAGCGAACTGCCGCGCGACGTGGTGTTCGGCGCGCTGGGTGCTGGTGGGCCGGGACTGGGCGACGTGCTGGGCCAGTACATGACCGCCCTCGGCGAGTACACGGGCAGCGCGAACAACCTGGCGCTCGACGGCGTCAAGATCCCGCACCTGTTCCCCGGCACCAAACTGTCGCTCACCCCGATGGGCAAGCCTGGCGGCATTGGCGGCGACTTCGAGATGAGCCTGCTGCGACACGTCGCGTCGAGCCTCGGCCTGTCCTACGAGCAGTTGAGCCGCGACTACAGCCAGACGAACTACAGCTCGCTGCGCGGGTCGATGGGCGAGACGTGGAAATACATGCAGTCGCGCAAGAAGCATGTTGCCGACCGACTGGCCACGTCGATCTACGTGCTGTGGCTCGAAGAGCAGATCAACGCCGGGAACATCCCGCTGCCGGCCGGTGTGGACAAGGGCATCTTCTACGACCCGCTGGCGCGCGAGGCGCTGTGCGCGTGTGACTGGATTGGCGCGTCGCGCGGCCAGGTGGATGAGGGCAAGGAAACCGAGGCGGCACTGGCCCGGATCGCGGGCGGCCTGTCCACCTACGAAAAGGAATGCGCGCGCCTCGGCGAAGACTTCCGCCGGATCTTCGCCCAGCGTGCCCGCGAGAAGAAACTGCTGGAAAAACTCGGCCTCGACTTCTCGCAGCAACAGTCCGCCCAGAAGAAACCGGCCGACAACGCCAATCAGGACCAGCCGAACAGCGGCGATCAGAAGGAACCCAAATGAGCCAGATTTTTGACATCACCCTTGGGCGGTGGCGCCCCCTGACCACCGCTGATCTGGCCACTGGCGGTGGCGGCGGCGGTGGCGGCGGTACGGTAGGCGGTGCGCTGGAGACGACGCAGGTATCGGTGCAGACAGCCGTGCAGAACGTGGATGTGAACATCGGCGCCAAAGCTGATGCCGCAGCTTCGAGCGACGCAGGTACTTTCTCGCTCATCGCACTGCTCAAGCGTGGACTCGCCAACTGGACTACCCTCCTGGCCCGTATCCCGGCTCTTGCAGGCGGGCGTGTTCCAGTGGACATCTCGGGTGCGATCCAACTCGGTGCCGGCACCATGTCGGCCACGACGCAGCGTGTCACGCTCGCCAGCGATGGCCCGGAGGTGACCAACTCTACCGCGACGGTCACAAAGCTCACCTCGATCGACGGCAAGGTGCCTGCTACCCTCGGCCGCAAGACTGCGGCCACCAGCCTGGCCGTGGCGCTGCCGACCGACGTGCCGACCGACCTGGTCGCAGACAGCGCCGGCATGCTGTTTTCTCCCGGGTCCGAGGCGATGTCCTACAACTACGACAACGGCACGGGCTTGCTGTCGAACGCAGTGGTTACCGTCGGCGGGGTCACGCGCATGAAGACGTACACCTGGACCTCCGGGAACCTGACCAACGAATCGAAGTGGGTGGTGCAATGATCTCGATCGGTGAACTCGCAGCGAAGGGCAAGGGCCTGTTCGCAGCCAAGGCCGCGGAAGCGAAAGCCAACTCGGCGTTGCAGCCCGGAGTGCTCCCAGCAGGCACCACGGTCGCTGCCTCACAGATCAGCGACGCTGGCGCCGCCGGGCGCACGCTACTGCAGAAGGCAACTCTAGCGGAAATTCAAGCTTTGGTGTCAGGGGTGGGGGTTGTTGTGGGTTTTGATGCGCTGCTATCAATCTCGTCTCCCACGGCAGGGATGCGGTTCAGGGTGGTAGCGCCCGTAATTCCAGGCGGTGTCCCACATACGCAATGGATCCACGACGGATCGTTGTGGAGGCTGGATGGTACGCAGGATCTGCTGGTTGATTTCACCCCCGCAGTCGGAGTGACGGGTACCGCCGAGCAATTCCTTAAATCCTGGCTGCTACCAGCAGGACTTTTAGCATCGCTTCGATATGTCAGCATATACACAGTTTTTGCCAAATCTGGCACGACCGATGCGGTGACATTATCCCGACTGCGGGTAGGCAGCGCCGGCTCGGCGTCGGATACAACGGTTGGCGCGTCAGCGGGATTTACGGCTGCGAACAGGCAGTTCCCGTTAGATTTTCAAGCAGAGTTCCCGGCGGCGACTACGTGGCGGCAAATCGGCAGCGGGACTAACGGGCGAGCCGTGGGTGTCGCAACGACGGTGCCATATCCATCAAATGTCACGATACCATCGACGGCCGGCGCCTTGTATGCATCTCTGACAATGCAGATGGCCGGTACAACTGACGTGCCTACCGTGGCACGGGCAATCATCAGCGGTGGTTGACGTGCAGACTGTACAAACAATAGCCGAAGCCCAGCTCATCCCCGCCGTGGCTCGCGTAATGCAGCCAGATGGATCATGGTTTTTTTTCGAGCCGGGGGAAAAGCTGCCAGATGGATTGTTCGGTGCACCACTCGACCCCGTCCCGCGGGAAATAACGATGAGGCAGGCCAGACTCGTGCTGCACGCCGCTGGGAAATTAGCGGCAGTTGAGGTCGCAGTCTCGGCAATGCCGGAGCCGCCGCGCGAGGCTGCGCGAATCACTTGGGACTATTCGCAGACTGTCGAGCGGCGCAATCCATTTGTGGTGATGCTCGCAGCTCAACTCGGTATGTCCGACGCGGATCTAGACGCGCTGTTTGTCGCGGCGGCCGAACTGTGACCCCCTGCCGGTGAGTATTGAGAAAGCCCATCTGTGACCAATAACCTCCCGCCTGATTTCAGCGCAGTGCTGCGCCGGGGGGCCACGTTTGGCCCTGTCATCTTCACGGTGACGGGGCTCAACCTGAGCCTCTACAGCCTGTCGGCAGGCATCGGTGCCGACGATGTTGCCCCGACGATCTCGGCTGTCACGCCGGTGGTCACCGACGAGGGCACGCTGTATCAGTTCTCGGTCACCGTGCCGGCCGCGCTCACCCTGTCGCTCAAGACAAAGACGATAGGCACGCAGTCGAGCGGGCTGAACACCTGGTGGCTGGATGCAACCCTGATCTCGGACTCGACGGTGGTTGTGCCGCTGGTGGGTGGTGAACTGACGGTCGTTGCGCGAGGTGGTCATGACTGAGCCCGTCGTCACCTGGATCTACGCCGGCCCGCAGCCAACGTTCACGGCACTCGTCGGACTGCCGACCCCCGCGCCAGCCCCCGGCCCGGCGCCATCACCCCCACCGGCCCCGACGCCCGGCGCGACGATGGACGCAGCCCTACCAGGCACCTGGGTCTACGCTGAAGGCGACGACTTCACCACGGCGCGCAACATCTACTCCCGCGGCATGGAGCCGGGGGAGTTTTGGGACAACGGGGGCGACTCGGGCGACTACCTCGGCACGGCCACCACGCATACCGTGGAGAACGGCAGGCTGAAGATGTGGCCGCGGATCCGCACGCCCGAGAGCCTAGGCTACAACGGCCTGATCTCCCGGCACCTGACCACGCACGCGCACTGGAAGACGCCGGCCGACAAGCGGTACTACGTGCAAGTGCGGGCGAAGATCGCCCCCGGCCTCGGGCAGTGGACGGCCATCTGGCTGCGAGGCGATGACCCGGCCACAGTCAGCGCCCAGCCCGAGATCGACCTGATGGAAACCGGGCCGGGGCAGTATTACGGCGAAAACGGCATCCCGTTCCGGTTCACCATGAACTCCTGGAAGGACGACGGTATCGTGGCCGGCGCGCTGCAAGGCCACACGAACGGCGGCAACTACGTGCCGCACACCAGCACTACGCTGACCACCGAATTTCACTCTTGGGCGATCGACGCGAACCCGGCCACCGGTGTCGTCGCGTGCTACTTCGACGGTGCGAAGATCGGCGAGTTCACGGACATGACGCGGACGATCGTCCAGCCGATGTACCTCGTGCTCTCGACCAACTACCGCACGGCCGGCATGGACCCCGGCCCATACTGCGTCGGCGCCCTGGGGGATGTGCAGACGCTGCTCGCAGCCAACGCACCGTTCGAAGTCGAGGACTGGCACTGCTGGACGCAGGCTGTCACGATCCCGGCTCCTGCACCGAGCCCCACGCCGGCACCAGCCCCGTCGCCCAGCCCGTCGCCCAGCCCGTCGCCCAGCCCGTCGCCGGTGCTCGGCGCAACCAGCAACCCCGTGACCTATGACGTTGCCGGTTACCGTACTTTCGTGGTGACGGACGATGCAACGCTGGACGCAGTGCCCTTTGCCACACTCGGTGCTGGCGATGTCGTCAATATCCGCCGCAAAGCAGACGGTTCGCCCTACAGGCGCCTGATGCGGATCCACACCAGCGGCACGCAGGCCGCGCCAATTCTGATCAACGGCGTCACGGACAGCAGCGGCAACCGCCCGGTGTTCAGCGGCGACGGCGCCAGCGTTCCACCTGGCTGCGTGTCGATATTCGACTTCGCATACCCGAACAGTTGGGTGGACCGCGAGGCGATCGGCCTGATCGCCACCGCGATCGGCGCGAACGACGACTACAACGATCGGCCGAAGTACGTCACCTTCCAGAACCTGGAAGTGCAGGACGTGCGGCTCGGCAAGTCGTACTCGGACGCGGACGGGATTGCGCGCGCCTGGGGCGAAGCCAGCGGCATCCGCGTGCAAGACGGCGCCGACGTGGTCGTGCAGAACTGCGTGATCCACGACTGTGATTTCGGCTACTTCACGCAAGCAAACAACGGCGATGCGCTGCACGCGCCGTTGCGCCCGGTGCTGCGCAACTGCCGGATCTACGACTGCGGCATGGTCGGGCGATCCACAGAGCACGGCGTCTACCTGCAGGCGATCGACCCTGTGATCGAAGGGAACTACCTCGGCCTGAACCGCGTCGGGTCGGACGGCAGTTCGTTCAAGTCGCGCAGCGCCAACCTCGTCTTCCGCCACAACTGGGTCGAGTCGAGCGCACGGGGCCTCGACATCGTGCACAGTGAGGATTCCTGGCTTGGCGTCCAGGCCGCGCCGAACTACGGCGTCAGCCACGTCTACGGCAACGTGATCTGCAACGACTGGGTGCGCAACAGCCGCGGCGCCACGTACCCGGTTCACGTCGGGGGCGACAACATGGGCGAGGACGGCCCAGTCAGCGCGGCACCGGTCACAGACGCAAGCTTGACCGCGGGCGGGAAGATGCGCGTCTACCAGCACACGGTCTACGCCTACGACAACACGTTCGTGTTCCGCTCGAACAGCAACCAGACGTACCGTATGTCGTGGTTCGATTTGTCGCTGTCGGGCACGGCGACGCAACCCCGCACAACGGCCTACGAGTGGAACAACGCCGTGCTGATGGAGGGTAGCAGCGAGTGGGCGCAACTGCGCTACGCGGGCCAACTCGTGCACAAGGGCGGCACGCTGGTGCAGGTGCAGGGCACGCTCGCTGCGACGCACGAACTGGCCGACGCCGCGAAGTTCAACATCGTCGGTGCCATGTCAGCCGGCGCACTTGGCTTGACCAACCCGGCCACCGGCGACGTGCGCCCGGCCGCGGGCAGCGCGCTGATCGGCGCCCGGGTCGCTACGCCGGCTGGCCTGCCCAGCACCTTCCGCCCCGAGCTGGTCACGACCGGCCAACCGGTGATTCTCGGCAACGGGATCGTCGCACGCACATCGCCCAGCGCAGTAGGTGCGCTGGAGCCTGCATGACCCGCTTCGCGTCGGCGTGCAGCTCGACGGGCAGCACAACCCCGCGCAGCTCGGCTGTCTGTGTCTTCGCCATCCGCTCACGGCGCTTGCGCGAGCGTTCCGTGCTGGTCATGTGCGGCGTGAGTGCGGCGGGTTTTGTCGGCATGGCCTCATGGTATCGCTTGCGTCGTTGCGCGCAACGCGGCTATAGTGCCGGCATGGAAGCCACCAAGACCCTCAAGCTGCGCATCAAGGACAAGCACGCCGCCGTGCTGTCGGCGATGGCGCGCGAGGTGAATCAGGTGTGGAACTACTGTAACGAGACAAGCAGCCGGGCGATCCGCGAGCGCCGCGAGTGGCTGAGTGGGTTCGATCTGCAGAAGCTCACGGCTGGGTACTCGAAGTGCGATGGCGTGCGCATCGGCAGTGCCACGGTGCAACTGGTGTGCGAGGAATACGCCACCCGGCGCAAGCAGTTCAAGAAAGC